AGCGTCAGGCGTACCGTTGAACTCCATAACGCTACCCGGTTCTTGGCTTATAGTATGACGAATAGCAGTCTGCATATTAATCATAAGTGCAGGGAATAGGTTAATCTTGATCCCCTGAAAGTAAAAGTTATCAAGACCATCATTAGCGAATTGCATAGGCATTGAGCGTTGGAAGTCACCATTGCCGTAGTAGCTATCAAGTTTTGGAATACAGCGTTTAAGAACAAAAGGAATACGTGCGTTTTGGTGAGGGTTTTCAATATCACGAATAACTTTACAGCCCATATCTGGTAAGAAGGTGATCCACTTACCCTTTTTGCCAGCTTCATAACGTGTAGCTATGCAAATCTGCCGTGTAGACTGCTTCATTCTCTCTCGGTAAGTCAAAGTATCACGCTTCGTATCACTCTCTTTTGTAGTGTTGCGGAGTTGTGTAATAACAGATTGAATTGCTTCTTTATCCCAAGTGTCGTCATCTTCATCAGCTAAGATGTCTTCAAAGAAACGAACTGATTTATAGCTAATAGCGTGGACATAATCCATATCGCTAATAGAAGTAAAGCCACTTTGTGGTATGAAGTTACGAGGGTTCCAAAGCCAACAGTCCGGTCCAACATATCCAGTAGTTTCATTTACATTAATATCGTAGTGCATAGGCATTACGTTATATTCACTAGATCCATACTGCCAAATAAACATTTTAGTAAGAAAATCAAATTGAGCATTTGCGTTAGGATTTATCCATTTATTACGCAAAATATCCAAGAACATTCCCTTACCATAGTCTTTTTTACCAAAAGCTTGAGTTTCACCTTCAGGTAATTGACCGGCTACACGTGCAGCACGTTCAAGATAAATGGTTGCAGTCATATTGTCAGTAAGACCATTTCCTGTCTTTCGGCTTACTGGATCAAAGGTTTTACCCATATCCATAGCTTCATAAGCGTCATAATCGGTAATTGCACTATCGTGTTGGTCTAGATCCTCTGAATAATCACGGTACAGATTTTTCTCCTGTCCTGTCTGTGGTTTTATATCATTGAGTGTTTTATTTGCCATTTTTGTTTCTCCTTTAAGTAGCTAACAAGCCGTAGCTATTAAACTTAGGTTTTTTATAACTTGCCTTTTTCTTTTCGGGTAATCCATATTTTAAGTATAGCTTAAGATAACGCAAACCGTCAGGGTGGTCATCATCTTTTTTGACCGGTATATCTGTTGGCGGACGATCTTCTTTAATTTCACGGTACTTATAATTCTCGTGTTGGTAGATTGTCATTTTACAATTCTCTGTAAAGTATACATCTGGTTCAGGTAATCCGGTTAGTTGAACTTTCGGTTTAATCATTGCACCCATCAATTGAATACCATCTGGTACAGAGTTTTGACGCTTCGGTGCAGGTATAACGTGAACGATGTAACCGAGTATTGCCGGTGCTTTTTGGATAACTTGATCTATTAAGTCAGGACGAGCACTATCACAAATAATACCAATCGGCTTTCTATCAGCAAGTTTTGTTTTGATTTGCCCTAACAGATCTTCAATACTCAAATGATAGCCGTGAATTTCATCAGTCACGAACCACTTACCGTGATTATCAATTTCTACCATATTAATAGCGGTAGGGTGTCCTTCGCTCCAACCAAAATCCCAAGTTATATAAAGCGTACCGTTTTCAGGTATCTTCGGATCAGTCTGTTTAATAACGTGGATCTTGCGGTCAAACCATTTGTAAACCGAACCGGCAACAGTTCTAAACTGCAAGTCTACTTCTTGATGGAATAGATCTAACTCACCTCTGTTTTTAGCGTCTTCATACTCCATTGCATACCATTCTTCAGGTGATGGCTTAATTGCAGGGTTATCACGATAAGTAGCTTCAAGATAAAACCACCTTTTGTTCTTCGCCTGTTTTGCATATTCAAGTAGTTCCCACCAGTGGTTATAGCCACGAGCCGTACCCATAAATGCAGCCCAACCTTGTGTAGTGGTGAAGAAGAATTTATAAGTTTGAGCAAAGTTGATTGGATCTTGTGATTGGTATTCGTCAAAAATCATACCATTGGATTTCATACCAGTATGGTCATCGGCATAGTCAGAACCAAGTAATTGAATTGTGGAGCGTTGCATATCAGCGTTATGCTTGATAGCTTGCCAACCCAAGCCGGGTATAAAGATTGGCATTTTGATGTAATTAAACGTCAAGACAAGATCCGTACTATTCGTGTCGTAGATCATTTCTTTAGGGATCATATTCTTATATTGACGCCACATAACATCTTTAGCGTGTTTATGAGTATTGAAAACAATATGATATGGACCTTGCTTATAACTCGCAGCCATTTCAAGGTGCTTAACAGACCAAAGTGATTTACCTACTTGCCTACCCCAAAACAATGTACCTCTGTCGTAACCGTCCACAATGAACGCCCTATGAGCAGCAGCCTGTTTCGGGTGCGGATTATAGATAAACGCACCTTGTTCTGTTTTGTTTTCACTCATCGCTTAAACCTTACTGTTGTATTTCCAACGTCAAACATTTTGTGATTAGCCTGATAGACCCAATCTAATTTCTCAATCAGATCTACCAGACTTTGCAAACATTCAGCGTCAAATTGTTTTTGTGTAAGCTTACCTTTGTGACCAAATATGCGGTTTGTTTCTATCCACTCGCAATCTGTATCCCACCGGTAATCTATTTTCAGTTTGGCAATGGCTCTAAAGCCCGGACCAAACTGTTCAATCTTCCAGTAAACCTTACTCTGGTACGGCGATAGATCCGATCCCACTTTGGCTTTGAAGGGTAGACGCTTGCGATACGCCTGTATCGTGATCGGTAAGTTGCTCGGTGTCATATACTTCTACCTGCTTTCCGTCAATGACTTGTCTTGTTGCCCTGCGTCTAAAGGTCTGAATTTTTGGCGGAGTAAAGATAGCAAACAACCACTGTTGCAAACGCCAGTAGCGGATCTCACTCATAAGTTGAGCAAACCCTTCTTCACTTTCTTCATAGTCACGCAAGATACCTAATTTCTGTGCAGCTATGCGAGTAGTAAACTCGTCTTCGTGTTGCATTTGCCTAGCGACTAAAGCAGCTTTACCGGTTGGAGCACCTTCTTCATCGTATAATCGTCTAAACAATTCAAGCGTAAATCGTGGTTCAGAGAAAGTAATATTGTCTTTTTTATATTCCACACCGTCCACTTCCCACTTAAATATAAAGTTTTCGTGCATAGCGAAACGTGCAAGTTTTGGCTCACTAAGTAAGCGTTGTGTTGGATCAGGATAGTACCCCTTATCAACTTCGTACTTAAAGACAATTCCTTGAACTGCACCATCGGCACTAATTCTAGCTTTGTGTCTTTTCTTCGGTTCAATACTTTCTAATTCTGCAATCTTTTGTTCCGGTGTAGCAGTAGCCACTTGCGGATTTTGACGCTGTACTTCCATAACAGCAGCAACAATTGAAGCAACTAAGTTAGGGTCTACAGCAGGTTGCACCGGTAACTGTGGTGAAACAACTGGATCTTCTACGGCTTCAATTTGTTCAGCGTCTTCAGATGGTGTTGGTGCTACTAATTCAGGTTGTGCAGCTTTCGCTTCCTTAACATCAGTAGGCTCAAACTCATCATCTTCAGGTGGTAATGGTGGTGCTGTAGCCGGAGCAACCGGAGCGTCTACAACGCCATTAGTTTTTTTTCTATTTCGTAATCGTTCATCATTTGCTAACTGTGCAGCAGTTCTTGGTTTCTTGGTTTTAGCTTTCGCCATTGGTAAACTCCCATCTATAAATTGTTTTTGGTTATTTTTATTTAAGAGAGTTTTTGTCTTATGCTTATATTATCATATTGTCAATGAAATTATGCATTATTCATTATCCTATGAACTTCTTTATGGTGCTTACGACAAAGAAAAACTACATCTAGTGGTTTATTATAATCATAATGATGTTTATCTACTTTTACTTCACCGCATACTTCACAAACTTCATTCTCTATATTTTTAACTTTTGACCACACATTACTATGTTTTTCTGAATTTTTTTCATAATAATTTTTATTAGCAGATTTAATGGCTTCTTTGCCTTCTGGTGTCTGCCTATATTTTTGTAAACGCTTAGTATTACAGTTACGACACATATAATAACCACCGTCCTTATATTTTCTATAGGGCTTTGGCATTAAGTTTTCAGTAGTCTTGCAAGACGAACAATACATATATTTATGATATATGATTTATAGCATAAATGCAACTCAATTAAGAATTAATCCATCAAGGCGTGACGCTTTCTAGCTTTGGCTCGTTCTTTGTGGATATCATTCAAAACTCTCATAGCTTTGTTCTTGTGGTTAAACTCTTTAACTGTCATCTGACCTTCAAGAATAGCGTATTGCTTATCTTTATTCTTCCACTTACGCTTGCCCGGTAACTGGCGTCTAAATTTTGTAGGCTGTTTCGGTCCGTAAGTATCACGAATAGCAGCACGTGTTCTACGATTTTTAAGTTGAACCTGCTCGTAATCTTCAAGAACTTGAGCGTCTACGTGATCTATTGTGGTTTGGTTATCACCATACATAAACCTCATATTAATTCCCCATATTCATTAGTTGTGCCATTTGATCTTGAGAAAGTTGCTGATCTACAATTGCACCGCCGACACTGATAGCAAGACAAGCAGTAGTAATTCCGTTGCGTACTACTTCGGTTGTAACTTTTGCAGGATCTACAATACCGGTCTTCAAAGTATCTACCATTTCACCGGTGAGAATATTCATACCTTCACCCGGCTTAAACTTGGTAGTAGGATCATAACCGGAGTTTTCAAGTAGAATATCGTATGGCTTACAGAGTGCGACACCTAAAGCCATCAATATTTTATCGCCTTCTTTTTCTGTAACGCCAGTTCGCCCGAACACATCTAATGAAAGATCTCGTAGCGTAACTCCACCGCCGGCAACAATACCATCTTGTAATGCAGCCTTAACCGAAGCAACAGCGTCATCAATGCGATACTTCTTCTCATCAGCTTCCGTATCAGTAGCACCACCGACTTTAATTATGCCAACTTTTCCACGAAGCCTAGCAATACGATCTTCAATATCCTGCTTTTCGTCAATCTTAGCTTTTTTCAATCGCTTAGTAAGTTTGTCTACACGAACATCAATGTAATTACCCTGACCACCTATAATGACAGTTTCATCATTTGTAACTACGATCTGTTCAGCAGCACCCAAAGTGTTAAAGCCTAAGTTAGCTTGCCAGTCACCGACTTCAGGATCTATTAATGTAGCACCAGTAACAGCACAAATATCACGAAGGTTATCAAGTTTGGCGTCACCAAAGCCCGGTGCTTTAACAGCGACAATATTAAGCCCACCCTTTACTTTGTTTAAGATAAGAGTACTTAAAGCGTCCGGTTCAATATTATCAGCGATTACAATCACGCTACCGATCTTCTGTTCAGCCAAAACATTAAAGACATTTTCATATTCCATCAAATCACTAATAACACCCTTAGTTACAATAACAGCAGGGTTTTTCAACTTAGCTTCCCTCGCTTCAGTTGCGAAGTAAGGTGACATATAGCCACGATCAAACACAAAACCTTCAACAACTTTAGTGGTGGTTTCAAGCGACTGCGTAACCTCAACAGTAATTGCACCTTCGTATCCAAGTTCAGCCATCAGTTCAGCAACCATCTGTCCAAGCTTCGGATCTCCAACTGCTACAGTAGCTACCGGCAATACATCTTTTTCAGTCTTTTCAATTTTAACTGCACGTTCTTTAATCTTCGCAACTAGCGGTTCAATCTCCGCTTCTAGTTTCCGCTTGATAGTCATAGGATTTTCACCGGCGTCAATCAGCTTCTTAGCTTCAGCAATTAAATGATAAGTCAAAACAGTCACACTTGTAGTACCATCGCCTACTTCGTCCATTTTACGACTTGCTTCTTTTATGATTTCAACGCCAATACTCTTAGGATCATCTTTTAAGTTGATAGCTTTCGCAACTGTTACACCATCGTGAGTAATAGTAAACTTACCGAACTTATCACGGATCAGGACATTACGCCCTTTCGGTCCGAGTGTAGTTTTAACCGGTAGATATAAAGCTTCTGCTCCGGCTAGTACGTTTTCAAGTGCTTCACTATCTTTTTGAATATTCATTTATTTTCTCCTTTATTGTTAATCCTATAAATAATACAAGCCACGCAAAAATCCAAAACATTTAACCGCACTCTTTTCTGCCACTTATATAAACTCGGTGTCGGCAGGTATAGCCCAAACTTTCCTTATGACAAGGCGTAAAACTATTCAGCCAATTCTTCAGTCTTTGCAACATCTACTCTGCTCCCTTCAATTACTTCAATCTCTTTAGTAAGTGTATCAATTCTAGTAATACAGATCCTTCTCCAACTTCCACCGCCTGAAGCCGTGTTAAGCAAAAGCTTCAGTTCTTCACGCCTACTTTTCTTATCAATCAAAGCCATCTGCTTTTTGAAACCGTCCATACTCATAGCTATTTCTCCCTTACAATAATATTTATAAAACCGCCATCAAAACGCTGTTGATCGTCATAAGCTACGTCCGGTCTAAAGTAAGGTTCATTCTTGGCGGTGAGTTCTGCTTGCATTTTAAGCCAAAGCTTTTTATGGCAATTGCTTTCT